CGATAAATAAAAAGAAAAAGGTTAAAGATGGCAGATTCAGATCCAAAATTAGCTCCCCATAACGTAGAAAGTGCTGGTTTTAAGGGTGGTAGTGTGAAAGGACAGTATGATGTAAGTGCTCAAGCAAGAAAAAAGGCTGCCGCAAACAGTAATTCAAGTCAATCTCCACTCGCTGCTGGCTAAAAAATACCACAAAATACACAAAGACCTTTAGGTAGTTTACTAAAAGGTCTTTTTTTGTGTCTAAATAGAATTTGAATAGTATATTTGTCTATAATGAAGTTAAAAAATACTCCATTTGGCGGGTTTAAAGATGGTTTTATTGAAAAACCAGAGGAAGATGAGACAATTTTGCGTGAAGTTGTCGGTGATGATGCCAATGACAAGAAAAGAAAACAAAATTTAAGTGAATAATGGCAAAAATTGATATCGAAAATAGAAGATCTCCCGCTTTTAAGGATATTAGTTTGTCATTTAACCGCCATCCTGTAACGGATGACATTGCCACGTTCACAAATGAAAACGCAATTAAGAGAGCAGTAACGAATTTAGTGAGAACTAAAGTCGGTGAGCGTTTTTTTGAATCATTATTGGGTAGTTCTGTTGAGGATAGCCTATTTGAACTTGCCGATCCAGACAATGCTGAAGTTTTAGAGGATGATATCAGACTTTTACTTGAGAACTTTGAACCTAGAGTTGATAAAGTTGATGTAAGAGTGGTCTATCCACTAGATACCAATGAATTACTGGTGCAAATTGCTTATAATATTGTTGGATTAACTGTTCCGAGACAAGATATAGAATTTGTTCTTCAATCAACTAGGATATAATGTCATTTAATCAGTTTACAAACCTAGATTTCCAAAGCCTTAGAGCACAAATCAAAGATTACCTTCGTGTAAACAGTGATTTTGCTGATTTTGACTTTGAAGGATCAAACTTTGCTACTCTAATTGACCTTTTAGCGTACAACTCATACATTACTGCTTATAATACTAACATGGCAGTCAATGAATGTTTCCTTGACAGTGCGACTTTGCGTGAAAATGTAGTTTCTCTTGCTAGAAATATAGGTTATATACCAAGATCAGCTAGATCTGCACAAGCTATGGTGAATTTTAGTGTAAATTTAGCAACAAATGACACAAAAATCGTAACTTTGAAAGCTGGACAAGTAGCATTGGGTGTTCAAGAGGGAAGTAATTACATTTTTTCAATTCCAGACGACTTTGTAGCAACAGTTGGCGTTAATAATATTGCAGTTTTTAGTAATTTAAAAATTTACGAGGGTATTTACCTCGAAAAATCATTTCAAATTGATTATAACCAACCAAATCAAAGATTTATACTTCCAAATGCCAATATCGACGCTACTTCTATTCGAGTAACTGTCAGATCTAGCACAAATGAGATATATTCTCTCTACAATAACATTTTACAGGTTGATTCTACCTCTAAATTATTTTTAATTCAAGAAATTGAAGATGAAAAATATGAAATCTTGTTCGGAGACGGAATTATTGGTAAAAAACCGCCTGCTGGAGCAATTATAACTGTATCTTACATTGTAACTAACGGAAGATTGGGAAATGGATCTAGAAATTTCTCATTTGTTGGAATTTTACGAGATGACACCGATACAACAGTGACTTCTGGCATATCTGTGTTGACAACAACTCAAAAATCGGAAATGGGAGACGATATTGAGGATGTAAGCACAATCAAATACTTAGCACCTCGTATATACTCCTCACAATACCGTGCCGTAACCGCAAATGACTATACAGGTATAATTCCATTCGTATACCCTAACGTCGATTCTGTGACTGCCTACGGTGGAGAGGAATTAGATCCACCTGAGTATGGAAAAGTCTTTATATCAATAAAACCTAAAGATGGTGCCTTCCTATCGCAGATCACTAAAGATGATATTTCGAGAAAACTTAAACAATATGCGATTGCTGGTATCAAACCAGAAATTATTGATCTTAAGTATCTTTACGTTGAAATTGATACAACCGTTTATTATAATACCAACGCAACATCGGAAGTATCTGAGTTAATTACTGCCGTAACCAAAACATTGACAACATACTCTCTATCATCTGATATAAACTCATTTGGAGGCAGATTCAAATACAGTAAAGTCATAGGATTGATAGATGACTCTGCCAGAGGTATTACATCTAACATTTCTCGAATCAAAATGAGGAGAGATATAATTCCTGAGTTAAACACTTTTGCAACTTATGAACTTTGCTACGGAAATGCTTTTTATGACCAACCTAATGGATATGGCATACGATCCACAGGATTTACAGTCAGTGGTATTGACGGAACTTTGTATTTGGGTGACATTCCTACTGCTGGGACGAATTTTGGAAAATTAGTATTCTTCAAACTCGTGAATAATCTACCACTAATCGTTAAGAACGATGCTGGTACTGTAGATTACGTTCATGGAGAGATTAATTTGGATGTGGTAAATATAACAGGTGCTTCACTTGCAAGTGGAGTGATTGAAGTGGAAGCAATACCAGATTCCAATGATGTTATTGCCTTAAAGGATTTGTATTTACAATTAAGTGTGCCAAACAGTAAAGTAAACGCATTACCAGATGTTATATCTTCTGGAGAAAATACTTCTGCAACTGCATACGTTAAAACTTCTAGTTACGCTAGCGAATCAATCTATACCAGATAAATGACGGATATTAAAAGAGTAAAAATCTCTCATTTAATAGAATCTCAAATTCCTGAGTTCTTAAATCAGGAGTCTCCTCTATTCAAGAGTTTTTTAACCCAATATTACGAATCACAGGAACACCAATCTGGTATGACCGACTTAGCCAGTAATTTGGCGGAGTATCGGCAGATTAGTGCGTTCAATAACGAAACACTTATTGCTTCAACTACATTAACTGCATCAGCCTTTGCTGGTGATCCTACTATATTCGTATCTTCAACAGATGGTTGGCCTGATACCTATGGTTTATTGAAAATTGACAATGAGATAATCACATACACCAGTAAATCAGACAATGCCTTCCTTGGTTGCGCTAGAGGGTTCAGTGGTATTGATCAGATATCAAAAGAAGATGATGCCGAGTTTGCAAACTTTGTTGAAACTGAGGCTGAGGTTCATATTACTGGTTCTACAGTAACTAACTTAAGTAATCTCTTCTTACAAGAGTTTTTTACTAAATTTAAAACAGAATTTTTACCTGGCTTTGAAAATAGAGCTTTTACTGAAGGAACATCAATCACAAATGTTCTTACAAGGGCAAAAGATTTCTATATGGCGAAAGGAACAGATGCGTCATACAAGATTCTCTTCAAATTGTTATATGGTCAAGAGATTGACATTATAAAACCGATTGAGAGAACATTAGTTCCCTCTGATAACGTATATTTCAAAACTAAACATGTTTTAGTCGAGAATTTGTTTGGTGGACAACCATTAGAAACAATTGGTAACTTTTTATATCAAGATATTGCTGGAATTGGAACTGCGAGTGCTTCAATCTACAATGTAGAGTTTAGACCAATAAATCAAACTGAGTTTTACGAAATATCACTTGATGCAACGTCATTTGATGGATCTTTTGAAGTGCCTGGAAAAACTAAAGCTTTAGAAATCACTCCAGCAAATGCCACCACTCTTGTAGTTGATTCTACAGTGGGATTTGGACAAAGTGGTACACTTTTAGTAAAACCAAGAGAAGGCGCCAACTTTTTAAGTCTTGATTACACTGACAAAACATTAAATCAGTTTTTGAACGTTACTGGTCTAACAACATCACTAGTTTTTGGTGCAGACGTTCTTGAAAACAAGTTAGCATATGCTTATGCTGGATTTGGACAAACATCTTTGCTTCAATTCCGACTCGTAAACGTTATTGACCAAGTAGACACTTCTCAGTCAACTAATATGCAAGTTGGCGATAGTTTGAAGTTATTATCCTTCGGTAAAGACTTATCTGACAGTCCAAAGTTCAATAATTGGATTTACAACGTACCATCAAGCCATAATCTTGCCACAATTAGTCAGGTAAACGTAAACACCTTTAGACTTACAATATTTGACAAGTGTGTGTTTTATGTTGATGAAATATTAAAGTTAAGAAATGATTTAGGTCAAGAAGTCTCTATTACTGTAAAACAAATTGAATACGACGCTACAAACGTATCACAAGTTTACTCTAATACGATTGTTGTACAAACTAACGGTGCTATACCAACTAATCCAACGGTAATTACAAAAACAGTTACAAAATCATCTCATAACTCAAATTACTTTGCTGGAGTTGATCAGTTTACAGTAGGTATTCAAAATAGCTACCTCGATAACGATGAAAAGTTCTTTTATGTAGCTTCTTCTGGTTTACCTAACTATCCTATCTTTGCTACTGATAATAAGGTCTGGGTAAAGACTAGTTCTATTGAGGTTGTAGATGGATTTAATACACCTTTGCTTGGTGGAGGGTTTACTTATACCATACAGTCATATGACCCTGCCTTCGACCCTGCAGCGGGTGTTAGTTTACTTCCACACAACTATGTAACTGGTGATAAGATTTATTGGGACAATACTACCAACAGTGGCATATCAACTGGTATTTACTTTGTAACTGCAATTAACCAAACTGATTTTTACTTATCATTCAGTGGTTCTGATGTATTTTCTAAAAAATACATTGCAGTTAGAACATCAACTCCTGGCCAGTACATCTATAAATCTGGTTGGGAAAATAAGACACTTAAGAACCAGAAAATACTTAGGAAGTATCCTTTCGTAAAAGAAAGAGAATTATTTGATGATCCTAATAAGAGAGAGGTAAATAACAGACCAGTAGGATTGATGGCAAATGGTGTAGAACTATTTCCCCCTACTGTCTTCGATGAACAGATATTTCATGGTGATATAACCAGTATTACTGTTACTAACCCAGGCGAAGGTTATGATGTTCTCACAGGGCCTCCTGTTGTAATACTAGACCAACAAGGTTCTGGTGCCGTTGGTCATGCAAACATATCTGGATCTTTCAAAGAGATTCAACTTATTTCACCTGGCATCGGATATCAAGATAAACCAAAGATCACTGTTGAAGGTGGTAATGGTAGTGGTGCAGTTTTAGAGTCTAACTTGGTCAAAGGAAAGATTGTTGCTAACTTTAAGGCTGATGGTTCATCTGTTAATACAACTGATGAGACTATTTCATTTGAAGATAGACATAATTTTGAAGTTGGTGAGGCCGTTGTTTATGATTCAAGAGGCAATACACCAATCGTAAACGTGGTTAGTGGATCTGTTTATTATGTTGCACCTGTAAATGAAAAGAAATTAAAATTACATGATAGTCCAGAAGATGCTAGAGTTGGTATTAATACAGTTAATATTGGAAATATAAGTTTTGGTTTCCATAGACTAACCACAGTAAAAGCTAAAAATACAATAACAAAGATTTATGTAAAAGAATCTGGTTCTGGATATTCAAATAGAAAGGTGGTTGTGCCATCAAGACCAGTAAACGGAGATGTTCAAACAGGTATAAGCACATCTGACGATTACATTTTGGCATATGGTCATAATTTCAATAATGGTGAGATAGTAGAATATTCCACAACAGGAACAGTTGCCTCTGGTCTTTCTACAACAACTCAGTATGCAATAAGAGTAATTGATCCTAACAAATTTAGACTCTGTGATGTTGGGGTTTCCTCACAAAGAAACTTTACGAATTATGACAAAAATAAAACCGTTGTAATTCGTGGTTTGGGTAGTGGTAAACATACTATATCATATCCGCCTATAGTAGTAAACATTGAGAGTTTATCTGGTATTGCTGTTACCACCATTATTAAACCAGAGATTGCTCCTCTAGTTCTTGGATCTATCGATAATGTCTACTTAGAGGAAGGAGGAGTTGGATATGGTTGCACAAACATCATGGATTTCCATAGAAGACCTGATGTTGGAATATCAACTATAACCGCAAGGGCATTATTAAAACCAATCATTATCAGCGGCACTATCGTTGATGTGCAGATTCTTGCTAATGGAAAAGGGTATCGTGAAGATTCTGATATTACTATCTCTAGTCCTACAGGAAATTTTGCAGATATTAGACCAGTAATCACTGATAACAGAATAACTGGGGTACAGATACTTGATGGAGGTGTTGGTTATGGTAGTAGCGACACTTTACTTACTTTAGAAAACAGAGGTAAGAATGCCAAGTTTATTGGTAATGTTAGAGAGTGGAAAATTAACCAAGTACAAAAGAATGAAAATATAATCAATGTAGAAGATTCCATACTAACAAAACCAAGCACAAACCCAGAATTCCAATTACAAACCATTGGAATGTATCCTCCCCAAAAATTGAGATACCAATTAGGAGATAATATTGATGCTGCAAACTTAGAAACACCTAATGCTTTCCACTCACCAATATTGGGATATGCCTATGACGGTAATCCAATTTATGGCCCATACGGATATCAAAACTCAATTGGTGGTGCAGTTATCAGACTTAGATCTGGTTATATCCTTGATACATCGACTAGGGCGGGTTTGAGGCCTCCTGGCTTTGCATTTGGATACTTTGTTAATGATTACGTTTATGACAACTCTGGCGACCTAGACCAGTACGGTGGGCGTTATTGTGTTACACCACAGTTCCCTGATGGAACTTATGCATACTTCTATTCAGTAGAAGTAGATTCTAGTGGTGTGGCCAAACCAAAATTCCCATACATGGTTGGTAATCAGTTCAAAGATACACCAATAGATGAAAACTTTGTAACATTCTTCAATCAAGATATTGATATTACAAGTAGAAATGTAACTAGAAACATTGCCCCATATTATCTTTCATTCGGCAACTCTGACTATGAATTGATAGATGATGTCAAAGATGCATTAAAACAAGAGTTTGAAGTCATAACAACAAAGAGTTCTGGCATATCTTCTGTAACTATTTTCTCAAGAGGCGATAATTATAAAGTAGGTGATGTTCTTACTTTAGATAATACGGGCACAAATGGTAGTGGTGCAAATATTGTTGTAAATGAAGTTTTAGGAAAACAGGTTGAAACACTAGAACTTGGTATCTCTACATTTTCAAATACAACACTAAGATTAGATAAAAGATCTATTGTTGGTGTAACAACAGTTCCACATGATATTGCTGATGGCGAAACTGTAGTTTTAAGTGGTATTGATACATCTCAATTTACAGAATTTAATGGCCCTCAAAAAGTACAAGTAATTAAGAGGTCTGTAGGATTAACTACATTTGTAGATACAGTAACAATCACTGGATTTAGCACACATATCTTTGTAACCGACACTAGAGGATTCTCTCCGAGTGATACCATAGGAATCGGAACAGAAAATATGACAGTCACAGGCATTGACACAACATTCTCTAGGTTATTTGTAAACAGAGATAATTTCGTTGGTGCTGCAATGACACACCAGCCTGGCATAGACAATGTTTTCTTAAAACCAAACAAGTTCCTTTTCCCTGTTGGCACATCGACAGTAAGTTCATTTACGTTTGAAAACTTTATTGAATATTTTAATCCAACAAACACTGTTGGTATTGGTTCTACTGGTACACATTATACTCTCACATCTACTGGTTTAGGAACACAAGCAATTCAAACTGTAGAAAATCGTTTTGTTCCACAACAAAGAATTTTCATTAAGGATCACAAGTTCTTTACTGGTCAGAAACTAATCTATAACATGGGTGTTGGTAACACATCTCTTGTATGGGCAAAAGTAGCTGCTGGTGCAACTTCTGGAGTAGGAACTGAGGTTCTGCCTGATGGTGAAGTCTTTGCTATTGATTTTGAGAAAGATTATATTGGAATATCAACTGTTGGATTCCCTACAGTCGGTGATGCTATATGGTTCTACAACGTAGCATCAAACATTGGTCTTGCACATTCTTTTGCAACAACATATCCACAGGTAACTACTAAGGTAGAAAGATTCTTTGGTGAGGTTGGTGTTTCTACAGCTCACGATCTATCAAGTGGAGATTTAATCACATTAGAGACACTGCCTAAATCCACTGAATCCGCAGTAATTAGATTTGACCCTGTGATTGCCAAAATAACCACAAAACGAGTTGGATTTACATATACAAGTTTCTCTGCTGACTTGACTCAAATAAACATTGGTGATCGAGACTTACAAAGTGGAGATAAGGTGGTCTATTATGATAATGGCAACACAATTAATGGATTGGTCAATAATGAGACATATTTCATTCTTAGAGAAGATCCAAACTCCATAAAACTCTGCAAATATAAATCAGACGTTTTTGATTCTAATCCAGTTTCAATTTCAACAGTTTCAACTCCAACTGCCAATAATTTAAGTTTCCTTGCTAAAGTAAATCCACCATTTAATTTTACTAATGGTAATACTATAGTATTTGATGTATCTGATGTAAGTTTAGAGGATATGAGACTAGACTTTTTTGAAGATATAACTTTCAATAATAGTTTAGACGTTTTTGGTACAAATGCATCTGGATTCAATATCACCAGAGATGGCATTCCTGGCAACGCTAACGCCACTGTAACTGTAAAAACTGATATAGGTTGGCCAAGAAAAAGTTATTACAATTTAACTCCTGTTGTACCATCAGACACTAGAAAGACATACGGATCTTCTGATACCGAAGTTACTGGAAGAAATAATATAACTCTCAACGATATTGTTCTTAGAAACGAACATAATGTTTTAATTAAGGATGATAGAACATTTACATTTAACTTGAAGCAACCACCACTAGAATCTGAAAGATTTGTTTCTAGAACTGGTGTAAGCACAATTACATACAGCACAACATCCTCCAGTACAAGAGGCCCTGTATTTACAACCAAAATTAATTTCCCAGGCAAAGGATACACTGTTTTACCTAGAGTAATTGGTTTTGCGAGCACACAGGGTACAGATGCCGTTGTAAAAGTATCATCACCTAATATTGGTGGAATTGACTCTATAGAAAGAATAAAAGATGGATTTGACTATCCTACTGATCCAACTCTTTTACCATTCTTATCTGTGCCAGCAATAGTTGATATAAGTGGTATTTCCAGAATTAATGAGATCAAAGTTCTTGATGGAGGAAAAAGATATAATCAACCACCATCTCTTGCTGTTCGTGGTAATAGTAATGTTGAAATAGCTGCACACATATCTGGTGGATCTGTAGATAGAGTTGAAGTTATCAAAAATGCTTTTGAGTTTAGAGAACCACTAAGCATTATTACTACTAATAATTCCAATGGTTATGACATAGATGCCATCAGTCATAGTGGAACAACTGTTACTGCTGAATTATTATTAGATCAACAGTTTAACCAACCTATTGTAACAGGATATGCATCAACAGAAATAAAGTTACCATTTGCGGTTGGCGATAAAGTCTTTGTTGAAGGATGTAGAATTAAACCAGCATCATTACAATCTGGTGAAGGTAACTTCAACTCATCCGATTATGACTTCTCATTCTTTACTGTTACAGGTGTAAGCACAGCAAATCTAACTGTACAGTTTAGTATGTCAGATGCGCCTGGAATATCTACTGTAACTTTAGGAACTTATGATGATGATTTCACTTTAGGTTCTTTAGTCAACTTCAATGACATGGCTAAGTTCCAAATGACATTGATTAACGATGCCAAGTACTTATCTGGTGAAAAGGTAACATCCACTAAGTTTGAAGGTGTTGTCTCTGAGAATGGTTG